GCAGGGCACTAATTTGTTCTCTGGCGGCAATTATCAAAATGCAATGACTGAAGCCCTGACTGCTACCAGGGAGTATGGATGAAAACCAATCTAGAACTTAATTACAAACACTAAAATGGCATATTCTAATTTCGGTTCTGGCCCCTCATATTTCGAGAATCCAGAGTTTGACTATGACAAAGATAACGGAATAGGTAAAGATTTTCCAAAAGACCCTTTTTCACGTTTACAAAAAAAAGATCCTGGAAAATCTACCATCGAAAATGCTATATCTTTTTTGGGTGACTATTTAAATAAATCTGGTCAAAATAAATATCAAGAAGAAGCAAAAAGCAGAAGAAGATTTGGGGCACGAGTATTGGAAGATGATTTTATGAGGGGAGGTGGTTACAGTAGTCCGTTCCCGGGCTTTGCAGTAGAAAATCGGCCGTATCAGCCACCCATTTTTATTGCAGGTCAAGACCCCCCTGAGAGTAGGAATCGATTTGCGGGCGCAGCCATGGGGGCATTAAAAGGCTTTATGGCTGGTGCTGCCACAGGTATGCCACACATGGCAGGTATTGGCGCAGTAGCCGGTGGTCTAGAGGGCGGATTCGGTTGATTTACAACATCTAAAATAAATTTAAAGAGAAAAAAAAATGGGATTCATTGCAGGAGCTCTTCAAGCTTTACCACTAGTATCTGCTGGTATTGCGGGTTTGCCGCCACTGCTACAGGGTCGTCCTTTAGAAGCGCTCGCCTCGGGTGGACTTGCATACGCTGGCGGTCGTCTTCTTGGCGGCCCAAGATTTAAAGGGGCTACGGTGCCGGGGACGGCGGGTAAAACCGTAGAGGAGCTGTCAAGAATGGCGGGGGATAGACTTGGTATGAATCCAGAAAGACTTTTGGGCTTAGGTGCTATTGGTCTTGGTACTCTGGCTGTCCCTGCACTGGCGAAGAATCTTGGCGCTGGGACCGTGCGGGCTGCGGGCAGTATTTTAGATCCTGCTGCCTCAACAGCTGCTGCATTGCGGGGTGGTATTCCGGGCGGACCCGCCGCTTATGATTTAAGTGGTTTGCCCCCAGGCATGGATCCGACCTTTGGATACGGTATGCCCTATGGGACACCAGCACAAATGCTAGACCCAAGGGGCATTGCAGCGGGTGCACGCCTAGGAGCGGAATTAATGGCGGACACGCAGCTTAAAATTCAACGACGCCAAAATGAAGAAATTTTTAAAGCTGTAGAGGCGCGTTCGAAGACTGAAATGATGCGTAATTTGGCTGCGGCAAATATTCGTCAAAATATTGCTACGGGTGCCCAACAATTGTTAGGCGCTCAACAAAGTGCTCAGCGCATGGGAGAAACGGCTGCAGCGCAAGCAGGTTCAGCACTAACCCAACAGTATCAATACACTTAAAAAATGGCGTTCGATCCGCTAATTGGTTTTAGTGCCCTTAAACCGGGCCTACTGCTCAGCACCGGTCAACGCGATATTTTTCCGTATACATATGAAAATTTGACCCTGGGTGCATCTCCTTCCGCTCTGCCGTCACCAGAACCTCGTCTTCCTGGGGTGTTAGCCAAGCAAAAGGGGGTTGAGGGTTTTATTGACCCTACAACCAAAAAATTCAATCCTCGGGCGTTTACGTCTGAGGAGACTGCTCGTTACAGTAAATTGCTTCCCAACCCACCGCAATCACCACCGACAGGTGGAATTGATGGTAGTCCATCACGTCTCCCAACTAACGATGCAGTTCCCTCTGACCGAATAGTTGATCAAGAAATAAAGCTCCAAAGAGAGTTATTCCCGTTAAGAGTCCAGCAAATGGTCGCAGCTGCACAGGCGCAAGCTGAGTTAAATCGACAAACCATGTCTGATTCATTACCGTATTTAGATAAGGCAGGATACCGGTCAACACTGCGTAATTTGCAGGCTAGCCTAGGTTTTTTAGGGGCTAAAGAAGGCTCAGCTTCAAACATAGCGGAAATCATGCGAAAGAAATCAGAACAAATGCTTCTGGCCGCCAGCAGCGAAGCTGCACGTCAACAAGCGACAGCAATGCAGCAACAAGCTGCTAGCCAGTTTCCCGGTAGATATGTTGGGCAGTATGTCCAAATTGGTTGAAATAATTAGGTTAAACTAAATAGAGCGAGCTACTAACCATGGGCGGCCGACCATCACCACCTCCCCCGACAATCGTATATTCGCCGCCTCCGCCGCCACCTCCGCCGCCAACGCCTGTAGCGTCACAGTCTTTACAGACACAGACGGCACTTAATGAAGTAAGTGGTGCGCAACAACGGCTCAACATGGAATTGGGCGCTCAGCTTGACCGAACAAATGCTGAATTTTTTGCTGGTCAAGACATCCGTCGGACACAGGCTGCCGGCGCTGAATCTCGTTTAGCCACTGCCGCCGCCGGTGAACAAGAGCGTGCTACAGAAGCCGCCAAAGGTTTTCAGGAACGCGAAACCGTCAAGGAAACAGGTTCGCAATACAGAGCTGGGTTGCAGACGGCTGGCACTGAAGAACGTCTCGGAATTGCTGCTTCTGGTGTTGAACAACGTGCAGGAATCCGTGAATCTGGCGCCCAAGAACGCCTATCTCAAGCAGAAAGATTTCTTGGTGAGACCGGTCTTGCGCGTGTTCGTGGCACTGAAGAACGTCTCGGAATTGCTGCTTCTGGTGCCGAGCAACGCGCTGGAATTCGCGAGACAGGCCAGGAGCAACGATTGACTGATTTGCAACAAGAGATGTTTAGGCGCTATAAAGAGCAAAGAGATTACGACCAAGCTCAACGGCTATTCAGATCATGAATGACTGGATTCAAAGTTTATCTGAAAAAGACCGAGAATCCTTTATTACATTCTGCAAACAAACTAGTTCTTGCATACAAATGTACTTGTATGCCCGATTTCTTGGGTATACAGGCAGCATCGTAGAGTGTAGTGAATGGTCGAATAAAGAGCATAAAAAACAAGATTTTAATCGATTGCTCGAGGTTGAGATAGGGGCTATGCAACAAGATATTATGAAATTAAGAGATGCAATTGATATGGGCATGGTCAAACAAGACATGGGCACTGCCCGTATAGCTATGCTCCAAAAAGAGTTGCGGGGGGCCATTAAACAACTCAACGACGAGAAAATTCTCCTCGATAAACAGGGTTTGATCCTTGCCGGTGCCGATCGTGCACTGCGGGAAATGTTATCTATTTTTCGTGATGATCCAATTGAAGGGCCTTTGCAAGAGGCTTCGATGGGAGTATGGACGAAGATTTTGCAAGAAGAATCTTAAAAATTAGTACGCTATGCTACGAGCATGGCAGGCACCAATCTCTATAGTGTTTATCGACGCACCGCCCGAGCGGCGGCGCAAAAAAGAGTTGTTAAGCAGACATCGTCGGTCGACGTAGAACGCGCCAGAAAAGATTTTGGATATTTTTGTGAAGTTGTGGGTAATAAACCGCCAGCCACGCATCACATTGAATGGCACCAATATCTTTGTACTGGCATAGATAGCGAGTGTCTAGTTGGTATTGCAGGACCTAACGTTGATATTTTGGCGCCCAGGGGATCTGCAAAATCAACAGTTTTGGGGTTGTACACAGCATGGGCTATTGGTATACATGCTCTGGCAAAAAAACCGTTGAAAATTCTGTATATTTCTTACACTGTAGATGTAGCAAGACCGAAGAGCGCAGCCATCAAAAGAATCATTGAAGAAAGCAAAACGTACACAGAAATATTTCCAACAGTAAAAATCGCAAAAGGTATCAACTCCAATGAATACTGGAGTATTGACTGGAAGTTTGCAGGTATAAGGTCGACTGGCGAAGAAGAATTTACTGTTTGCTGTGCAGGACTTAAAGGTGCTGTGACTTCTAAACGCTCGCATCTTTGTATTATTGATGACGCCATTAAATCTGCGGATGATATCAAAAATAGAGATATTCGAAGCGCTATGGAGGACAACTGGAACTCAGTTATTGTCCCTACCATGTTTGAGGGGGGTCGGGCTATTTGTCTCGGCACTCGTTTCCGGCATGATGATATCCACAACACTACTTTCACACCAGTAAATGATTGGATTCAAATTGTCCAATCTGCAATTACTGTTGATAAAGAGGGAGAAGAGGTTTCGTACTGGCCAGCGTTATGGTCACTGGAATATTTACAAGATCGTCGGCGACAAGCTCCAATAGCTTTTAGTTTCCAATATCAGAACCAGATTGTAAATACTAGTGAACTCTCCTTATCGCCAGATTTAATTGTCAAGGGGACTATCGGCACTCAATTTGATTCGCTTGGCGTAGGTGTCGATTTATCAGCTGGTGTACGTGAACAAAATGACTATACCGTTTTTGTAATGGGGGGTCGTGTTGGGCAAAAGATTCACATTATTGACTGTAAACGCATCCGAATAATGGGTAATCTTGAAAAATTAGAGTCTTTGATGGAAATGATGGAGGAATGGGGTGTAATTCACAAAGATAACGACCGGTATTTCCCTACTGGGTCAAATATCGATATTTGGTCTGAAGCTGTAGCTTACCAAGCGTCTTTGGAAGCAGACTTTAAACGGATTTGCTTAGGCGATCACGGACTTTATAACATGCACTGGCACGCTGTAAAAGGCTTCCGTGGTGATAAATTGACTCGTTTTCGCGGCATTATGGGTTTATTTGAGCAGCGTAAGATCATTTTCAACAAGTACCGACGATTTGGGCCACTCACAGATGAGATCGTAAATTTTGGAGTGAGTTCGCATGATGACTGCGTTGATGCTTTGGTATGGTTGTGTAATGGTTTAATGACAAGGGGTAAATTGGAGCTTCAATTTTAAATATAGAGGTAAATAGGGATAAAGTATTTTGGACCTAAACTAGGAGAATCTCTTTTAATGTCCACCAGCTACTACACCATTGAGATCGAGCAGGACGCCTATGGCTCCGCAGTGATACCTCTTCCTGATGAGTTGTGCCATGACATGGCCTTACAACCCAATGAGAGGTTTGATGTCGAGGTTGAAGACGACACAATCACCCTAAAACGTATTGCTGCTGGCTACGATATTGAAGAATGATCATGCTATCTTTTAACTCATGAGCGATAGTCCTAAATCAGCGCTTGATGCTATCCTCAAGGCAGTGATCAACCGCGATGGTACCGGCCCTGCTGATACCATGCTGGTCAACGCTCACTTGTCGCAGATGCGGATGTTTGGCATCCGTCAGGGCGTTGAATTCTATCCTGGACAAGATAACTTCGGGACACAGCGATATGATTTTATTGAGCAGGTAGTGAAATTCAATAAACTTGATGCACGCCTTGACTCGATTTGGGATCGATTCTTGACCTACGGCAAAGGACTGTTTTATATCCGCCCAACAAAAAAAACATACCGACTTTATTGGTTTGACAAAGACTCTTATCGGTCTTTTTATTCGCCAGAGGGTGATCTTGAAGAAGTTATCATCATTTACGCCTACAAAGTAAAGTCAAGTCGTGGATTTCAGGGTGTCGGTTTAAATACTGATAAACGTTATATGCGGCTTCGGATTACCGCATCAGAAATTGAAGAATTTCATAGCGAACAAGAAATATCTTTTGATATGCCGTCATTAGAGTATGGCGCCTATGACCGTAAAACTCTTGTCAATACCATGGAATTTATTCCATGCGTAGAGGTCTTCAACAATCCAGATGCCTTTGGCACTGATGGGAGTGGCGAATTTGATCTGATGTCGAATCAGATTATTGCCCATGACGAAATGGTAAAAAACATTCGGGCAAATCTTTCATTTTTTGGCAATCCCACCCTGTTATCGTCTCGCCCGAAACAAGACATTGTTGAATCCGCTGACACTGACCCCGCGCAACGCCCAAGCATAGCGAGCGAATCCGGTTTTAAATCAGATTTCTTTTTATCTAGCTCTACCTACAAATCTGATAATGTCACTAGAAACCCACCTGGATATATTGGTCGTCCAGGAAGCGGGATGCGTGTTCCTCGAGTAATTGCTAACCTAGAGCCTACAGATCGTGTTGGTTTTATTACACCCAATGCAGTCAGCACCGATCAAGCGAGATACGCTGAGCAACTAAGAAGTGAGATTCGTCTCGCCCTTGGTGGCATTGATGATCTCAGCATCACTAATGTGACCGCCACTGAGTATAAATCTGCCTACGGTCGTGTTAGTGCAACGGCAAAGAAAAAAGCACTGATGCTGTATACATATGGCATTTGTAAATGCCTGGAATTAATGATTTTTCAGGAAGAGCAAATTTTTCGTAAATCTCTTGCTTATGCCTCAGGTATTAAATATCCCGTAGCGCCAGAGGACCTTTCGGATGAGTTGGCGCAACAAAAATATGAAAAACAAAAGAGCAATTATGAGAAAAAACTACAAAAAGCAATTGAACAGGCTATAGAAACAAAAAAGATTCCTGATGGTGTTCTAGGTTTGGCCCCTGACGGAG